CTATCATCAAGATCCTGATATAGTTGACTATGCTACGAGTGAAAATCCCGCGGAACATAAGTCACATAACCTCATTGAACTCGAAAATGGGCAGTACGCACTCTATCCAAACAACAGAATGCGGATTTATGACAACAGTTTGACGCCTGTTGATCCAAAAATGCCGGATTTTAAGGTTTCTACTCAATATTATCAGGTAGAAAACGGATTTGAACGACTTGGAATGGGTCGTGAAGACGAATATTTTTGGAAAACCGCGAAAGAGAGAGAAAATGAAGATGGAGAAACCTGAACATATCCAATTTGTGGAGAAAGATTCAAGAAAATACGTATTTGGAGGCATGGAACCACATGCTACCAACATTTTAAGGGTGATTAGTGAACTTGAGAGTGCTTTTCAGATGCTAAAGTACTGTGGGTTCAAAGAAGATATGGAAACTTTGGAAGAAATTAAGGGAAGGTACTATAAATTGTACTTCAAAAAAGTCAAAGAAGAAAAACTAAATAACGGTTAGGGATAGTAACCCCTCTAAAAGTTCTAAAACGAACTCAGGAGGGGTTTTTTAATGGCAACTCAACCACATCCAGATAGAGATCCAGATTACATGGAGTCAATGTGGGGAACGAGAGGATTAATCACCGACTATTGGACTAGACCTATGAAAAAACCAGAAGACCAAATGCTCAGAGAGGTTGTGGGAGACCACATCCATGACATGAAGCGTCAAACTATGCTTCATGAAAACATTCGTAACGACGAAGACTATGATGATTGGGAGTATGGCACTGAACCAACCTATGGTAAGAAACCATCTACATTTGATCACCTTGGATTTGGTGACTATGATGGTTATGAAAAACGGTAATAAATAGGTTTACGGTTAAAATTGTGCCTTTTCATGGCTTCGACAAGAAAATCTAGATCATTTAAGGATATTTCGTTATCTTTTGTGCCACATCCAGTCACAAGAGACCTTCCAGTTCTTTCTAATGAGAGAACTATTGCTAGAGCCGTGAGGAATTTGGTAGAGACAGTGCCCGAAGAGAGGTTTTTTAACCCCGATTTGGGTTCTGATGTTAGAAGTTCTCTGTTTGGGTTCTGTGATTTTGGTACTGCTGCCATTATCCAGGACCAAATAGAGGAAACTCTACTAAATTTTGAACCAAGAGCAGCCAACTTAAACGTAACTGTGGTTCCAAGACCTGACGAGAACACTTTTGAAGTCACAGTTGTATTTGATATTGTTGGTCAAGAACTACCGACTCAGAATATTTCTTTCCTTCTTGAGGTAACGAGATAAATGCCACTTACTAGATTTACAAATTTAGATTTTGATCAGATAAAGACTTCAATCAAGTCTTATCTGAGAGCTAATACTAATTTTACGGACTTTGATTTTGAGGGTTCAAACTTCTCTGTCCTGATTGATACGTTAGCATATAATACCTATATTACTGCATTCAACACAAATATGATTGTCAATGAATCTTTTATAGATTCAGCGACTTTGAGAGAGAACATTGTATCTCTTGCTAGAAACATTGGTTATGTTCCAAGATCAAGAAGATCTTCCGTAGCACAGGTTAGTTTTGATGTTGAGTTCACTGGCACAAGTCCCTCTGTAACCCTCAATAAGGGTCTTGTTTGTGTTGGTAATGCCGATAATACTTCTGTAGTCTTCTCCATCCCTGAGGACGTTACAACGGTCTCTCCGTTGATTTCTGAAGACACTAATGCTCATGGATTGAGGAAAGCAACGTATTCAAATCTTGATATCTATCAAGGAACCTTAATTACGAAAACTTTTTCTGTAACAGGTTCTACCGATCAAAGATTTGTATTAGATAACCCAGGAATTGATACTGAGTCAATTAGAGTAACAGTACAAGGACCATCAGATACTGTTGGTAGAGAATATAACTTAGTAGATAATATTATTAAAGTTTCTGGAACTTCAGAAATATTCTTGATTCAAGAGGTATCTGATGAAAGATATGAACTCTTGTTTGGTGACGGCATCTTTGGAAAGAAATTAGAAAATGATGCTGTGATTTCTGTTAGTTACATTATTTGTGATGGTACAGATGGAAATGGATCTGCCAACTTTAGTTTCGTTGGGTCACTGAAGAATAGTTCGGGAATTAATTTTGTTCAGACAAACACTGTTACCGTAACGACAAATCAATCAGCTATTGATGGTGCTAATGTTGAATCTGTAGAGTCTGTAAAATACTATGCTCCTAGATTGTATTCTTCACAGTACAGAGCAGTTACAGCAAAAGATTACGAAGCTATAGTACAGCAAATCTATCCAGACACAGAATCTGTATCTGTCGTTGGTGGTGAAGAATTAGATCCACCAGAGTTTGGAACAGTTGTGCTGAGTATCAAACCAAGAAATGGTACATTCCTATCAGACTTCTCCAAAGCACAGATTCTCAGTGATTTAAAGCAATTTGCTGTTGCTGGTGTTAATCAAAGAATTGAAGATCTGAAACTCCTATTCATTGAATTACGATCAACAGTATTTTACAATGCTGCTCAAGTTCAAGATGCTAACCAATTGAAGTCTGATGTAACTTCAAGTCTTAACACATATTCCGATTCAGTAGAATTAAATGCTTTTGGGGGAAGATTTAAGTATAGTAAAGCTCTGAAGGTTATTGACCAAACCAACAGTGCCATTACATCGAACGTAACAAGAGTTATTATCAGAAGAAACTTAAGAGCTCTTTTAAATCAATTTACACAGTATGAATTGTGTTATGGAAATGAGTTTCATGTAGTGTCTGAGGGATATAACATTAAGAGCACTGGATTTACAATTTCTGGTTCTTCGGATGTTTTATACTTTACCGACGTTCCGAATCCAGGACTTAAGAACGGATCCATTGCTATTGTTAAAGAAGTCGATGGAAAACCAGTTCTGGTGGTTCCAGCTGCTGGAAGTGTTGATTATGTCAAAGGTGAGATTCTAGTCAATACCGTTAATATTACATCTACAGAAAAACCAGACGGTATTATCGAAATACAAGCCGTTCCTGAATCCAATGATGTCATTGGTCTAAAAGATCTCTATCTACAACTAGACATCTCCAATAGCACCATAAATATGGCAAGAGACACTATTGCATCTGGCGAACAAATTTCAGGTGTTGGTTTCCCTGTAGCATCCAGTTATACAAACGGTCAATTAAGTAGGAAATGATAAACACAGATTCCGTCTTTAACTCAAGAGTCAAAATTCAACAAATTGTTGATAGTCAGGTTCCTGAGTTTATCAAGGAAGAAAATCCTCTTACCATAGACTTTTTAAAGTCTTATTACACCTCACAGGAATTTCCTGGAGGTCCAGTTGATCTTGCCGAAAATTTAGATAGTTATATAAAATTAGATAGTTTAACCCCAGATATAATTTCTGGAATGTCTGCTATTACTGCTGGCATTTCAACAACTGACACTGAAATCTTTGTAACAAATACAAAAGGATTTCCTACTGAATATGGTCTTATTAGACTTGACAGTGAAGTTATTTCATACACTGGCGTAACAACAAATTCATTTACTGGTTGCTTACGTGGTTTTTCTGGTATCACATCATACCGTGATCCTAGTGATCCAAGTGAATTAGTTTTCTCTACCAGTGATGCTTCTGAGCACATTTCAGGAACTGCCGTTCAAAACTTAAGTGCTCTCTTCCTAAAAGAGTTTTACAAAAAACTCAAGGCATTATATGCTCCTGGTCTAGAAGACACCCCAGTAGCATCTGGTTTGGATGTCAATAACTTTATTAAAGAATCCAAGAGTTTATATCAAACAAAAGGAACAGAAGAATCTATCAAAATCTTGATGAAGGTTTTGTATGGAATAGATTCTAAAGTAATTGATCTAGAACAATTTTTATCAAAACCATCATTTGCCGAATATATTCGTAGAGAAATAATCGTAGCAAGACTGATTAGTGGTGATCCAAGACTGATCTCTGGCACATCTCTTTTCACTCAAAACCCTGCTCTAATTTCTGGAACAACGTTGTTCCAAGATGCTAATCCAAGTATTGGAGTTGGAGCTGCTTCTGGTCCAGTTTCTGAAATTGAAATTTTCTCTAGAGGGTCCTCTGAGAACATTGGTATACAGACTTACTATAAAATTTCCTTGTTTACTGGATTTGATGACTCTCCTTTGGTTGAAGGTAAATTTGTTATTCCTGGTAGTAGTTTTACAATTGGTGAAGTTGGAGTTGGTGGTTCTATTATAACTGTAGATTCAACTATTGGATTCCCCGAAGCTGGAACATTTAATGTTGGTGTTAATACTGTAACTTATACCGATAAAACTATTACTCAGTTCTTTGGATGTGAAGGTGTAATTGAAAACATCTCTCCCAGATCCGAAGTTATTCAAGATACTTTTGTATATGCTTACGAATCAAATGATCTTACAAAACCCGTAAGATTCTTTATCACAGGTGTTCTAAGTGAATTAGACACAGAAGATCAAAGTATTTTCTCTGCCGTTGAAGGTTCTAAGATTTCTGTAAAGAGTCTTGGTAAAGTAGTTTATGATAATCCAGAAGATACCTCATATTCTAAAGTATTTTTCAACTCTTGGATTTACAATAGTTCTGCAAGATATTTTGTATCTACATTCAGTGGATCTACATTCAATCTTGAATCACCTATTGCCAAATCAAGTCTAAAACTTTTTGATTTTGTAGATATTCTTGATAGAAACAGTCAAAATATTGTAGCATCTAATTTAGAAGTTGTTAATGTAAACCTTACAGATAATGCCATAACTTTAGGTGCTGGTGATTATTCTCAAATTAATCCACTTGGTACTTATGATGTAAGAAAAAGAATTAATACAGCAACAAGTAACGTAACTCCGATTGCTCTTGGCAATAACGTAGTTGCTTCCGATGTTCTCAATACTTATATTGAAAATGAAGAATTTGGATATTCTGCTTCAAACTCTCTACCAAATTATGCTATCTCTCCATCAATTACATCTGTAACTATTTCTGTAGCATCCACATCTTCTGGATCTATTCTGAACTTTGATTCAAATACATTATCGTATAATACACTTTCTTTCCAAGATGCTCTGCCATTCTTCACTGGTGATGAGGTTTACTATGAACCCGGTCCAGGAGTAAAACCAATTGTTGGATTGTCCACAGGTGTGTATTATGTTTCAAAAGAACCACCACCAAATAACAATAGATGTAAATTAGCTCTAAGTAGATCTTTCTTGGCAGCAGGATCTTTTGTAAGTTTTAATGAGGTTATAGATGGACCACATTATTTTACCTTAGCAGAACAAAGAGAAGGTAAGGTTCAACCACAAAAACTTCTTAAAAAATTCCCATTAAGTCAAAGATTGACTGATGGTGTTAAAGAAGAGACATTACCAGGATCAACTGGAATGTTGATTAATGGTGTAGAAATTGTTAACTATAAAGTTGATGATTCTGTTTTCTATGGACCATTAGATAGAACCGAAGTATTCAACGGTGGTTCTAATTATGATGCTGTTACTCCTCCAAATGTTGTTGTTGATAATCCATCAGTTTCTACAGGAACCACAGCAAGAATTCAGGCAGTTGTCGAAGGATCATTCACAGATATTTTAGTTGATCCAGTTAACTTTGATATTGAAGAAGTTTTAGCAATTAACATTACTGGTGGTAATGGTTCTGGAGCAAGAGCTTCTGCAACTTTAGCATCTGAATTCAGAGAAGCTTTCTTTGATGCTCAACCAATTACACAAAATGGTGGTGTTGACATCACTGCTAATACAATTACTTTTGATTCAATTCATCCATTCCAAACTGGTGATCCAATTGTTTACAGTGCTCAATTAGCACAACCTTTGGGTATTTCTTCAAATACATCTAATGATGAGATTCAAGGTTTAACATTACAAACGGGAAGTATATACTATGCTGGATTTATCAACAGCAGAACGATTCAACTTTATAACAATCAACTAGATGCTTTAACTGGTATTAATACTATTGGTATTACTACAGAAAATAATTCTGGAGTAATGAAGTTTAGAACTACAGAGAAGAAGCTAAAGATTGATAGGATTAATGTTCTTAACCCCGGACAAGGATATTCTAATAGAAAACTAATTGTTCAGTCAAGTGGTATTAGAACTGAATATGATACAGTTAACTTTGATAATCATAACTTCTCTAACGGTGATATTGTAGAATATGAATTCTCAGATACTGCTGTTTCTGGTTTATCAACGGATACAAAATATAAGATTTTAGTCGTAGATAGTGATACTTTTAGACTGGCTAATGCCGGAGCTGCTGGAACAGATTTAACTGACTTCAACAGAGGCAAATTTGTCAATATGACAACTGTTGGAGTTGGTAGTCATATCTTTAAATACCCAGACGTAGCTGTAACTATTAGTGCTGTAACCACACAACAACAAGAGGGTACGTTTACGGCAACACCTGTTATCCGTGGTCCAATTGTTGATGCTTATCTCTATGAACCAGGAACTGATTATGGATCTGAGATCTTAAACTTTGAAAGAACTCCTGAAATTGAAATTAACAGTGGACAAGGAGCTGAAGTAAAACCAGTTGTTCTAAATGGTAGAATTGATAGTGTATTTGTTCTTAGTGGTGGTAGTGGATATACTTCACCACCAGAATTAGTAGTTCAGTCAAATGTAGTAGGAATTGCTACTACTGGTAGTGGTGCTAGACTGAGAGCACAGATAAACAGTGCTGGCATAGTGACCTCTGTAGTCGTCTTGAGTGGGGGTGTAAACTACGATGCCAATACAACTGACATTAGGGTAGATTCCGTTGGTTCTGGGGCAAATCTGAATGGTTTCGTAAGACGTTTACGTGTCAATAAGTTTGCCAAAAATAATAATAACAGTGGTGAGATTATTTCACCAACACCTGATCAAGGTCTTGAATATGCTGCTATTGGATATGGTATAACTTTAAGAGATGCTTTTGAAGATAACGGATCTTTCCACTCACCATTGATTGGATGGGCATATGATGGAAATCCAATTTATGGATCTTTTGGATATAATGATCCAGAAGATATTCAGAGTGGAACCAGAAGACTGGAATCTGGCTATGTGCAAAGTATCACTCATATTGAAAATAGACCTAGTTCTGTAACTTTCCCAGCAGGTTTCTTTGTTGATGACTTTAAATTTAACAACTCTGGAGATCTTGATGAGTTCAACGGTAGATTCTCTATTACCAATGAATTCCCCCAAGGTGTGTATGCTTATTATGGAACTATTGATTCTTCTAACAATCCAGAATTCCCCTTCTTTATTGGAAATTCATTTAGATCAAAGGCGATCAGTGAAAATATAAATCCAGCTAATAAGATTGATCAGTCTTTTGATTTTAATAATTCAAAACTTATTAGAAATACTTTCCCACATAAAATTGCTCAACAACAGTCTGCTTATGACTTTGTTATTGAACCGTACAAAATTTTCCCACAAGATTCTATTGTTGATGACTTAAGCAGTGGTTCTGTTGATTTTATCAGTGTTGCCTCTACAGGTAATGCCAGATATGCTGTTGGGGACAACATTAACTTTGATGAGACAGAGGTTGGGACAGGAGTTGCTGCTGAAATCAGTAGAATTAATGGTAGAAGTATCACTAGTATTGCCTCTACAGAAGAAACATATGAAAACGCTATTGTAACTTGGAAAAATGATTCTACGATAGAAGTTTCCATCAAACCAAACTTTGATTTATTGGACAATGATATTGTTCAAGTTACTGGATTATCAACTTTCGTTGCTGGTCTTACCGGACCTCAAGAAGCTGGAATCGGAACTAATCAAGCAAAATTAGTTGTTGGAGTTGGATCAACAGGTGTCAGTGGTATGGTAACTGACATTCAAGTTTCTTTTGTTCCAGTTTCTTTTGGTAGTTCGATTACAGTATCGAATGAAACCATGGGTATTTTGAATGTCTTTGAGGCAGATGGAATATTAAGAGTTCAAAGATATGCTAATGAATCTGGCATAGCACATACTGCAACTGAAAGTGTCAATTTCTTACCTCAAAGGTTTGAAATAAAAATCAATACACCATATTTCCAATCTAGAGAACAGGATGAAATTTTCTTCAATCCATTTGAAGTTGTCGGTATTGGATCTACGGCAGGTATTGCCACCACAAGATCTTATCAGTTCAATGGAATTACTACAATAAGATCTATTCCAACACAATCTATTTTCTTACAAAATCATCCATTTGTAACTAATCAAGAACTTGATTTTACAGTTGGATCTGCTGCTGGAGCAATTGGCATTTCAACCTCTCCATCACAATCTAAATTTGATATGCCAAGCGTAGTTTATGCTGTTGTATCAAGTAAAGATCATGTTGGTATTGCTACGGTATTGAATGGACCCAGTGTTTTCTTCCGTGACGTTACTGGAACTGATTCTTATGATTATAAGTTAACTACAAAATATCCACAAGTTACTGCTGATATCAAGAAGATAAAAGCAACAGTAACTACTGGAGAATCTCATGGACTTGTCAATGGTGATGAGATTAAATTAAACGTAAAACCAGGTATAACGACTGGAGTTGGTGCTGCTAGTACTGTAACAGTTAAAATTTTAGATGAAAAACTGCTGATTAATCCAGTAGCAATTAGCTCTGCCGGTGTTAATGTAACGACCAACGTCATTACTCAAAATTCTCATGGATTTATAAGTGGTGATAAAGTCTACTATGAAACTAGTGAATCGATTGGTGGTCTTACCACAGGATCTTACTTTGTATATACGGTTGATACGAATAATTTTCAACTGGCAGATACCAAGAAAGATATATTCTCTTCTCCCCCTAGAACCATCACTTTGACTTCTGCTGGTGGACATGATCATACATTCTCTTTGATCAATCCTCCATTAGAAATCTTTAAAAACAACAATGTAGAATTTAACTTATCAGATTCTACTCTTACTGGATATAACTTTAGAATATATTACACTGATGATTATAAGAACAGAGTTGTATCTACAGGATCAACTACTAAATTCTTAATTACAGAATTTGGCACTCCAGGAACAGTTGGTGCTGGAGTAACTTTAGAATATTCTGATAATTTCCCATCTATCTTATATTACAATCTTGAGAAGAGTGGATATATTAGTACTTCTGATGTTAGTGTTTTAAGTAATAATCAAATTCAATATTATAATAGCAAATATAATGGATCTTATAAAGTTACTGATGTAAGCAGCAATACTTTTGATGTTAATTTGAATTCTCCACCAGAAAGAGATTCTTATGTAAGAGATCAAATTGAAAAACTAGAATATACGACAGATTCTCTAACAGCAACTGGTGGAATTGCCGATGTTAAACTTATATTCGAAGGTCTTGACTATAGAACAGTTCCTAGCATCTCTAGTATAACTTCTGATGAAGGTGTCGGTGCTATTTTAAGATTGAATTCAAGTAGCATTGGAAAACTTGAAGGTGTAAGACTGCTGACTCAAGGATTCTCTTATCCATCTGACAAAACCTTAAAACCTGAAGCTGCCATTCCCAATGAGTTGACCGTTCAGGACTATCAAACTCTCGATTCAGTAACAGTTGTCAGTGGTGGAAGAAACTATCTAACTCCACCTAGTTTGATTCTGTTTGATCCTGAAGAGGGAACTGTTGTTCCTGAGTTTGATGGAACAGTAGAACTAGCTGGAAGTTCTGTAAGTCCAACAACAGTCATAGATGGCGTAGAAGTTGCTGGCATTAGAATTGATAGAAATCCAGTTGGTCTTGATGATGAAAGTGTTTATAGAATTATTCCTGTAAACAATGATAATGGTGTTTCTATTGTTAGTGTTGCTTCAAGCACAGATAACACAGTTACACTTAGTATTTCTACACCAATTTTAGGTTTTACAACAGCACCATTTGCTAATGGAGATCTAATTTTTGTTGAAGGTATTGGTTTAGCATCTACTGATGGTCAGGGTCACAACTCATCTGACTATGATTATGCTTATTTTACAATTACAAACTATAATAGCTCTGCTAATCCCAATACTCTTACATATAGCCTTTCTAGTTTTGTTTCTGGGGGAAATAATACTGGTATTGCAATCACAAATCCAGGATTCTTTGCCAATGTAATTAAAAAGGATAATTTGGCAGAATTTTCTATTCAAAGAAAATCATCTACATTTATACCTGGAGAAGCATTATTCTTGAATGATAATTTTGTCATTGGATCTGTTGATCTCTTTGTAAGTAGTTTCAATGATTTGACTGGTAAATTGAATGTCACTGGAATTACACCAATTAAAGTTGGTGATAGACTAACTGGTTCTGTAAGTGGATCTAGATGTACAATTTCTGATTTGAGCAGTAAAGTTGGCAGATTTAATGTAGATTCTACTTCCAAGTTCACTAAGGGTTGGAGCAACGAAATTGGATTCTTAGATGAAGATTATCAAGTAACATCTGATAATGACTATTATCAGA